AAGGACCACCGGGGGTCTAGCGTGTCCGTGGCGCCTTTGTAGTCACCACTAAGTAAGTAGGTATGTATCATCCTGTTCACATCTTCCTCCCGAAGGGGACGCGACGTCAACGCAAAGGTTGGGTGTTTGGGCATCTGCTGGTAGACCAGCCTATTCCATGCTTTCGCACGGTAATAAGGCGCGGCCTCGCCGATGCTCACCCATCTCACCTTGCACGGCTCAGTGATAGGGACAACCCTAGCCTTCGCCTCCTCTTGGATCAGCTCCCCCGCTGCGTCTTTGACACAGTGAAGGAACCTCCCCTTGAGCTGACAATACTTTCCTCTCACCTCACGCACCCCCAGACCGGGACGATACGCCATGGCTATAAGGTCTGTAACTGGATCTAGTGGGTCGTACCCACTGTCTTCCAACAGTTCCTGCCAGGCGCCCCCATGGGCCCTCCCCGTCTCATAACTACTACTCAGTGAAGGGATGCACTCGTCATCTAAAAATTGACTCGGATTGGCTGGTCTGAATACTTCGTTTACTGTCCTTCTGATAGATCTTTCGATCAGGTCATTCACAGTATTGAACGTTTTTCTCCTCGCAGTCGTCTCCGGCTTCCCCTCACACACATCTACATCTACTCCCACGCACTTTCTAACACCTACCGACCACGCAACAAAGGATTCCTCCTCTGTCAGTGGTTTGGTACTGAGCGTTTCCTTGTAGTCCAAGAAGGACTCCGCTACAAAGGACTCTGGTACTTCTACCATGCAGTCTTTGATCGCCAAAACGCTGTTTGCCAGCACCAAGACTCTTCTCGACGGCACTCGGGGTGCACCGTCAAGCTGCTTCTCACGGCAGCCTTGGGAGATCCGTGAAATCAGGAATGAACGTACCGACTTACCGAAAAGGTATTCGTAGTTTATCCCATCCTTCTGTGGAGGCAATTCTTGCCCCAACGCGCGTGCCATCGGCCACGCACAGAAGGTTTTCACGGTCTTCTCTAAGAAGAGCCCTCTTCCTAAGTGAACCAGGTTCGAAATGACGGTCCGGCTATTCAGCTGGAAACCGTGGATCACGTCTCTAAGGGACTTACCTGTTACGGTTTGTAACAGGTAGGCAACAGCCCCCAAGATTCGTTCGATCTCGTCGATAAGGTAGCACCGCTGCTCCTCATCCATTTCTGACCCAGTCCGCAAAGGGATTGATACCATACCCCCCGACGGGGGCATGGGGTCATCTATCACCAGTACGATCGAGCTGAAACGCTTGGTCATCTCAACTCTAGGTAGGAATAAAAATCGTATTCTATCCCTG